GGTGCGAAGTTTGTTATTAACTATCTAAAGTTAATGGAGAAACAGTTAGTAAATCATTTGCTGACTGAAGAACCTAATGTGGACTACGCGCTCGTTCGAGAGGGCAACTACTTAAAGTGGATCAAACGTAGATTAAAATCGCAATTTGATCTTAATACCGTAGAGGTACAAAGATTAATCATGACCATAATAGGCTTGAAACAAATCTTTATTACCGTATGCTCGACTGAACTCGCTTCGATAGACGGAAAGGTGGAAATATCCGAAGATATATCCAATGACCTTGCGTCGGATATCCAAAAGATTGGACTACCGAAGTTTATCATAAGCAAACGCTCACCAAAGTTACCAAGTTATTATTTATCAAGTAAAGCTGGCCCTAACGGAAACGCATTTGCGAGTCGGTTAGTCGACTCCTATGCATTACAATTAAATCCAGCCGAACTGAATAACTTAAAAGCATTAGCAAAGGAGATATATGGCATGGATTCGACTGAATTTAATGATCGCTACCAACCCATGGAAGGTTGTGAACATGAATTTGAGAGAAAACCAGAAATTGGAAGACTCTTGTATATTCAGGAGTTCGGAAAATTAAAATGCCGAGTCGCCGCTATTGTGGACGGAATCACGCAGGAATTACTTAAACCTATTCATGATTTACTTATGGATATCTTGAGAAAAATTCCTGAAGATTGTACTTTCGATCATAATAAGATTGCCTATGTGGCTAAATATATGCACAAAGAAAACCAGACCTTTTACGGTTATAGTGATCTTAGTGATGCTAGTGATAGGATTCCTAGATTCTTATACACAGAAGCTTTAAATAACATCATTCCTAACTTAGGAACTGGATGGTGCAAACTTTGGAATCGACGATTCTTCATCGATGCTGAATTATCTTCACATATGACAAGAAAGAAAAGGTATCTAAGCTATGAGGTTGGACAGCCAATGGGAGCACTGTCTTCCTGGCCAGCTATGGCCCTTGTCCATCATTACATAGTTTGGATCGCTGCTGGTTCCTACTCTAAAGCTAGGAACAAGTATGCTCTCCTTGGAGATGACATCGTCATTTTTGATGAATCGTTATATCTAAGTTACTTGAGTATACTGGAAAGCATGCATATACCTTACAAACCAAACAGTTCGACCCATTATTTCGAATTCGCTAAAAGACATTTTGTCAAAGGCCAAGAAATAACTGGGGCTTACGTTAACGCAATGTGTGAGGAATTAAAAACTCCGAATACAGCTGTATTAGTTTGGTGTAATATGAGCAACCGTGGCTACCAAAACTGCTACCAGGTCCCGGAGAAACTCCTTGACTTAATGAAAATTAAGCCAAGTGCACGAGCTCCCCTGCGTATACTACCCTTAACCATTTTTAATGGTCAAAACCAAGGGAAGGACTCAAAGGCACTAGTGCATTCGGTACTTGGACTTGGCAGTTGTAATTACTATTATCCAGAAGCCGAGAGTATGGCAATTAAGCTCATACACCAGGCAACTAGTATAATATTAAGTAATTCAATTAGTAGTATATACCGACAGGCTGCACTCAACAGTTCAAAAATACGTGAAAACGTATTAATGTACGTGAAGAGAAAGCAACCGAGGTTGTATGTCGATTTTCAAATCGAAGTCAATAACAATATTGACGAGATCGTTCGTGAACATAGTCTTTTAACAAAGTCTTTAGAAGCACAGTGGAAATTGATATACTTAACAAAAGATCCTGACATTAAGTTATTACTTCGTCCTACAGTCCCTGAGTGGGTTTACCCATTCACACTTGGTAAAAGGAATAAAGTTAAGCAGGTTCTGTCTTGGCGTTCTTCTCATCTGATTAGGACAATAAGACTGCTACAAGGTCACATATAAAGCGCACATTTACATGTCA